TGCGAAACCGCTATGAAGAAAATGATTCGGTATTGTATGCAAGATGTGTTGATTCTTGAGAAGGTGCATCAGAAGTTAAAGGCTCACGATACGATTAAAACGCATTTTGGAGTGGTTAAAAACGATGATAGAGGTTCTTGCCCGGAATGTGGTAGCCATAAAATAAACCGACAGAGGATAAGGATAATGGCTTCTGGTTTAAAGAAGGCTCAATACAAGTGTACAGATTGCGGAAGATATCACGATAAAACAATAAAATGAGTAAACTACTTGACCAACTTATTTCGGAGTTTCAAATCAGAGAAGAACGAGGACTTCGTAAGTACGGAACTTCGATGGATAGGACAGACCTATCTTTTGATGAATGGTTACAACATTTTAAAGAGGAGTTAATGGATGGTTTAGTATATTTACAAAAAATTCAAAACTTATATGACACACAAAGATTTCCCGATTATCAAGAAGCAGATTCAAGAATTAGTGAAAGTATTAACACCGGTGGAGAGGCTTCAGTTACTCGAACCCCTTTGTGATAAATACCGAAAGCAATCAAGAGCCGAAGTAGAAAAAGATGTTATTGAGTTCTCACGTAGAAAAGGAATACCAAGAATTAAAACAGATTACTAATGGAAGAGACAGTTGATTTACCATTAAGTTTAACACCACACGAAGATATCGCTGCGTGTACCAATGCTATCAATGCATTGAGTGAATTTGATTATGGTATGATGGATGAAGAAGAAAAGGATATTTATAGGCAAATAAAATTGATGGCTCTTTATACTATTCATATTGGAATAAAGGAAATCTATACCGCAAATTTTTATGGAGAAGAAGATACATCAAGTAGTTCATAGAAAGTTAGGTAAAGAACAAGCCTACGGAATAGCCTACACCGAAGAGAATAAAATGGAAATTGATATTCGGTTGAGGGGTTATAGATATTTGTTATATCTACTTCACGAGCATTTTCATTTAAAGCATCCGGATTGGTCAGAAACAAAAGTCAGAAATGAGTCATCTAAAACTGCCCGGTTCTTGTGGCAGATGGGGTTTCGTTTGGTAGAGTTAAAATGATTTCCTTGATACAATAGTTTTCTTGAAATAAATATCTTTCCAATTTTCTCTACCTATAAATAAGTTATAGAAACTTTCCGGGTTTAAATAAATACTTGCACTTTTCTTTGTGCAGGACTTACATTGATTCCTTCGATAGCCTTCGGTTAAATTAAACTCTGTTTCGGGTTTATTCTTTTTGCAATCTTTACAAATCATTTTCTTAATATTGAATATATTACCAACATCAGTTCAGCGAGTGGTTTCTTTTGGTCATCTTTTACGTTTTGTCTATTTGCCCAATCTGTAAAGTCCTTTCCTAATAATAAACATTCATCATATGCTCCAATGTACTTATAGGTATAGACAATCCAATTGCAACACATTCTGATTCCTTTGTGCTTTGTATAGCAGTTAATAAAGTTACGAGGGTTCTTTTCGTATTCTCTGGCATAGGTTAAACTTAACTCCACAAAAGAGTTGTTAACTATCTCATTGAATACATCAAGCCGGTCTTTTGCTGAAAGGTCTTTCCAAGTCATTTTTCGTTCTTTATGAAATAAATATAAGTAAAGCCTTTTTTCTTTTGCTCTTGAAAGTAATCGTTTAAAATCATTTGCTTGGCTTCATCAACTTTATCTTGGTAGTATTTTAGATAAGCGTTCATTTGAATTTTGCCATCTACCATTAACCTATCGTAAATATGTGGGTGCATTTCCTTTGTAGATACTCCATTTAAATAAGCCGTATATCCTTTGTTTACTTCCTTGTTCCAATCTTCCTGCTTCTCTGGATATCGTTGGTCATAAATAGTAACGTCTGGAGTTAGTATCGGAGTTTCGTAGTAGGAGCGTTGATTGCCTTTTCTATTCGTGTAACTGCGAACCCAATCTAAAAGTGTTTCGGGGTCGGCTGAATATACCTTACCAAAATCTCCTGTTATACCTTGTTCAAAAATATTTACAAGTTCATTAAGAGAGATTTCTGGATAACGCTTTTTAATGACTTTCATTACAAGTTCTTCGGCTTCATCAGATACTTTTTTGAATTGTCTTAAATACTCAAATGCAGGGTTCATTTCTTATGCTTTATTGGTTGTTTATATTTATTATCACTTACAAAGCCACCTTTGTTCCAATTCTTTACATTGTTATCTGCTTCTCTATAATTAAAAAATATTTTCTCCATTTGTTTGGCTTTTATAAATTCATCCATTGGAAGTTTACTTAAAAAATCTTTATTACACAATTCATTTAAAAACCAATCTAAAGGTGTTTTAATTTTATGTATTGGTGATTTCATAAATCAGATAGTTTTTTATTTCCTAATATAGCAAGTTTTTGTTTGATTGATTCCGTTGTAGGTTCAATTTTTGTTCGTGCTATCCATCCGCTTACTGCGTGTCTCCAAGATTTCATTTTATTTTTACCTACAAACCACCCAACACTTTCGTAATAATCAAAGAATCTTTTTGCTTGATATGAAGCGGTTTTATCATCCCACTTGTTTAACATTTCTTCTTTAATATCTTCAATCGTAGGCTTATTAAATCCTTTTCCTTGTACTTCTTTTGTTTGGTATTCCACATCATACTTTGATAACAAATCTATTACTTTTCTATGAATAGGACTTGATGGGTTTAACTCTGTTCCGTATTGAAATTTTACAAAGTCAATGCAAAGTATTTTCCCATCTTGTAAACGCTCAAACTGATTTCCGTTATCAATATTTAAAAGCATTTCTTCATCTACTTTACTTCCGATAACATAAGTCGCTAATGTAAAATTAGGCTTCCAGATACCGGCTAAATCGCATTTATCTCTTACATACTTAACTAAACATTTTTCGGTTGGAGTGCAAGACATAAACCATTCTTTCTCCCAGATATCAGTATCAACGAATCTTTTCGGCATTTTCATAGTATTTTAAATTGCTTATAAAATCTAAATCACTTTCATATCTCACAAAGGGTGTTTCGTGTAATATTAACCTTTTAACTTCGGTATTGATTCCGATTAATTCAGCATATTCTTTTACTTTTTGATAATAAGGATAAAAATAAAAGTCCTTTGTTTTAATATAATATTCGATAGTTTTTCGTTGGCAAGATAAAGGGGAGTGGTCAGAATACCCAACCATTGAGGCAACTTCTTTTATTCTTAACGGAAAGTGCATAAAGATAAAATAAGAAAGTGCTTGTCTTATAGAGGCTAAACTTACATCTTTACCTTTTCTATTTACCGACCTATTTGGAAAACCAGATTTTTTTTTCTTTAAATCTTTCATTGTGATTCCGTATTCCTCACAAACCATTTCAATTAGTTTTGTTGCTTGTTCGTGTCTGTTCATAGTATTAATTTAATTGGTATTAAAACTCCGTAAGATGTGTTATTATCCCCACCTCTTACCAAGCCATCTGTTTGGTGTACAATGCGACAAAGTTCTTTTAATTTTTCCGTATTAACAATGAGAGCGTAGGATTTTTCTTGGATTCTGAATATCCAATAGTTAGCTTTTGTGGTGGATATCCCAGATGCTTTTCCTCTTGAGTAAACTTCAACAAATAGATTACCTGTTAAGTGAGCCATTCGGTCAAACTTTACTTCGACCTTTGTGCCATCCGAGAATAATTCTTTTACCCAATCTTCGGCTTGTTCACCGAAATCTAAATCATAGTAAAAGGAACTTGAATGTTTCATTTGTATGTTTCAATTATTATTTCTAATTCACTCCTTGACCATTTCTTTGTGCGTTGTTCGGCTTCCGCTTCCAATCTCAAAACAAATTCTTCGCCATACCTTTTTACAAGTCCTTGTCTGTATTTAATTAGGTTACCAGATAAGTACATATTGCATCGAATACATTGTCCGTTAGTATTGAAATAAGCTACTTCGTGAGGTAAAGCAAATCTTAAAGCAGAGTGCTGACCTTGTGAAAAGTAGTGTCCTGCTTGTTGTACTTCGCCACCGCAACTGATACAACCTAACTCTTTGTCTCGCTCTCTAATATGAGCGTTGAATTTGTCTTGAGCCTTCTTTAAAAGTTTCGGAAGTGGGGTTAGTTTAGCCATTAGAACGGAAGGTCATTGGGTGGAGTATTATCGTGTGTAAAGTTAGGGTTTGGCTTATGCCTAAATTCAGATTCCTCTGGCTTCCAAGTATCAATCGAAATAGAAACATCTTTTCCGTATTGGTCAGGTTCAGATTTAATATTGATGTTTACTTTGATGAATCGGCTACCCTTATACTCTTGGATATGTTCTTTAATTTTGTCCAAGTTGATTGAGGCTTGTAACCAAGTGTCTGACTTTTTCTTACCACTACCGCAGTAGATTTTTTGTTGTTTTTCCATTGTGTTTTAGATTAAAATAATTGTGTTTGAATGTTTGGGTTATATGAAGCATCATATCTTTTATTTTCTCCTTTTGGATATTGTAATATATTATAAGGATTCATTTGTTTCATTTCTTTAACTTGTTTCTTATTACCTAAAAAGTAAAAATAACGATGTTTTCTTGGTCTATCAACCATTATTAAATTATCTCCGAATTTTTGTTTTAACCATTGTAATCTATTTTCTTTTCCTCTGCTTAAATCGTGAATAGTTGTATGATGTAAGTGTTCCATACCTTTTACATAATAATCTTTAAATTCAGCTGATAGACCTGTATAATACCAATTTGTAGCTTGATAGATATATCCATTATGTCCTTGTGATGTATCTGAATAACTTACAATTACCAAAGGTTTAGGTAATTTTTTTAATGATGTAGAAACAAAATAAGAAAGGCTATTTTTAGGTAAATTATCATTTATCACTAATCTATTTAATTCCATTACCTTATATTTATTTTTCCATAATCCCCTTAATGTTGATGATACAGGAATACCAAAAGTAATAATGCCTTGTAATATGTTATTTTCAAATAATCCTAATGAATATGAAATAGGTGGTAATCTTTTTGCATAATGTTTTTTTAAACACCATTCTTTGCAAATACTTCTTTGAATTGATTTTACTTCATATTTATCAATTATTGACATATTAAATTGATTCGTAAATTAATTCTTTTTTGTCTGGTAATCCTTCTTGTTCTAAATGTTTGGCGAATTTAATTACTGTTTGATAAACTTCATCTTCATTTGCGAAATCGAACAAAAAAACTTTAATAAGGTTTTCATAATCCTGTTTTAATTCATAGACAGAATAATACTTTCGGTCAAGCGTGACCTCTCTGTAAACTTTTAGTTTCATAATTTAAATTTTGATTCGGAGCCGGTGGGAGATTCGAACTCCCATCTCTTTACAAAGTAAAGGCGTTACCTCGAGTGGTATTCATTCCCACTTACGCCAACCGGCTTACCCATTAACCTTGCAACTGCTTTCTAAATTGCAAAGCCTTACGGAGCGAAGTAAAGTTTTTACTTACTCGGATTCCGTTGGTTTGAACT